ACCATACAAAAAAATGAAAAAACAAATGGGCGACTTAAACTTTAACACAACTGAAAATGAAGTAGTTTCTTTCGATTACTCTCCTCTTCCCCCAGGAAGATACAGGGCTGAAGTTACTGAAACTGAGGTTAGAGAAAACAAGAAAGGAACCGGCGACTATCTTTATTTGGTCTTTTCAGTTCTCGATGAAGAATTTAGGGGTAAGAAGATTTTTTGTAATCTGACTCTCAACCATCCAAACGAGAAAGCTCAAAAGATTGGAAGAGGCCAGTTATCAGCTCTTTGCCAAGCTTGTGGTAAGTCTGGAATGGTTGAGGACTCTGCAAGCCTTTGGCATATTCCGGTAGTGCTATCGGTCGGGGTAGAGACTGGGACGGATGGGGTTGATAGGAATACTGTTAAAGGCTTTTACTCTAACAGTGAAGAATCTGCTAAGAAGCAAGCGTATAACTTTAAAGAAGCTAAAGAGAAAGTAGCTGCTAAAAAAGAAGCTGCTAAAGCTGAGAAGATAGCTAAAGATTTAGCGGAAGACGAGATCCCGTGGTAAACCAACCAGCCCCAAAATAAACTAGGTGCCCTAGATCATCTAGTTTTTCCCTCCCTGCTAAGTAGTTTTTAGCAGGGAGTTTTTAACCTTAAAAAATAAAAACAAAATGACAAAACTAAGAGACTACCAACAAGCTGCAATTAACTCCCTTCTTTCCTACTGGGCTAGAAATAAAAATACTCATCCAATTATAGTTGCTCCAACCGGAGCAGGGAAATCAATCATAATAGCTGAGATATGCAGGAAAGTTTTAAAGGCTAGACCAAACTATAGAATTTTAGTTGTTAGCCATCGAAAAGAGATCATAGAGCAAAATGCGAAAGAGCTCTTTGAGTTGCTTAATCAACCTATTGGAATTTACTCTGCCGGTTTAAACTCTAAAACTATTCGCAAAATTACTTGCGCGAATGTCCAAAGCATTTACAAAAAGAAAATTGATGCGGAGTTAGTTATCGTTGACGAATGTCATTTGATATCAAAAGACTCTGAATCAATGTATGGCAAGCTGTTAGATAACGTGACATCGGCAAGCCCTGAAAGTAACGGAATGGCTAAAATTGTGGGACTAACGGCAACCCCATTTAGATTAGATTCTGGATCTCTTATTGGTCCAGGACAACTATTTAGTCATATCTGTTACGACATCCAGATTGGACATTTAATAGAGCATGGGTATTTGTCACCGCTCATTAGCGTTCAAAATTTTGGGATTGACTTAACCGGCATTAAAAAATCAGGGTTTGATTATAAACAAGAAGATGTTGAATCGAGGATGATCGGGATAGCAAAATCTCATGTTGATGAGATTCTGAAGTACGCGAACACTTACGAGCGTAAAAAAGTTTTAGTCTTTTGCTCAGGGTTAAAGCATGTTGATTTGATTGTTAAGCTCTTAACGGAAGCTGGAGAGAAGGTTAGCTTTGTAACTGGAGATATGATTGGCTGGGAAAGGGATAAAGCTTTAAATCAATTCGCTTCTGGGGAGATAAGGTTTTTGGTTAATTGCGATGTCTTAACTACTGGCTTTAATCAACGTGATATTGATTGCATAGTATTGTTAAGAGCTACAACTTCAGTAGCTTTGTATATCCAAATGGTAGGGAGAGGATCTAGAACAGCTCAGGGCAAAGAAAATTGTTTAGTTTTAGACTTTGGGACAAACATTCAAAGACATGGCCCGATTGATTTGATTGAAGTTAAAGAAAGAAGAGATGGAGAAAAAGTTGAAACGGGAATACCTCCATTAAAGATATGCCCTCAGTGCTTAAACACTGTAGCTATCAATACTAAGATTTGTAAGCTTTGTGGTTTTGAGTTTCCTCCACCACCAACTATTACAAAGACGCCAGGTAAAGGAGATATCGTTAGCTCTCAAAAGGCAGAATGGAGAAAAGTTATAGAGATGATGGTTGGAGTTGGAGGGAAAAAAGATAAGCCCCCGTATTTTAGAATTGATTACAGGCTGGAAGAAGGTGGAAGAATCTCAGACTTTCTTTGCTTTGAGCATGGAGGCTTTGCAGCGGAGAAAGCAAAATCAAAATGGCGTGGGATGGGAGGACTGATGCCAGCTCCGACAACATCTTCTGAAGCTGTTACAAGATGCCAAGAGATTGCAAAAGTTGATGCTATTAAAACAGCTAGAAACAAGGGGGATAAGTATGAACGCATTTCTCACATGAGACTTGGGACAGAGAGTAAGATTGAAGATTTCAAACCTTTTGAAGAAGAGGATGAAATGTTAAGAGATATTAAGAATGCTATTGACAGTTGGTAACTTTTAGTGTACGACTTAAATATATTTAATTGAGGATTATGATAAAACTACTATTGCTTACCTTGATTCCTCTTGTTGCTTTGGCAGAAGAAAAAATTGCCCACAAACATAATGCTACCCCCCGACACTTTGGAGGTAAATCTTATAAAATAAATTTTGTTTATTTTGCTGATGCAGATATCCCATTTTCTAAACAGCAAGAGCTTGTGAGATTTGCCGTTGCTGCTGTCCCTCGAAAAATCAAAATAGCTAAAGAAATATTTTCAGAGGTCAACCCTTGCAAAGATATGGGAGTAGAAGACTTGTGGGGAGTTAGAAACTGCTATGAAAAGCATACAAGCGGAAGGCTAAAACAAAAGCAAGATGGGAAGAAGTTTGTTATAGCGGTTGGCCCTGCGATGCCATCGTTTAGTGGCGTTAGATATGTCGGGGGGAATGCTGATATTTGTGGCCGTGGGAAGGGTTGGGGATTTGGCTTCTACACGTTTGGGAAAGCATGGCTCACGAGATAGGCCATCTGATTGGCGCATACCACGATCAAGATAATGCTAATATTATGTTCCCTTGGGTGCCTCTCCTTACTGGGCCATTAGGCTTTAACGAAAAAGCTTATAAGCAGATAAGAAGATGCGAGTATTTTAGGAAACATAGATGGTAGCTAAATTCTGCGCGTACTGCAACGACTATCACACTATGCCCTACTCTCAATGCAAGAAGGCGACAATGGAGAAGCTCAGAGAGTTAAACGAAAAACTAAAACAAGAACAGGAGAAGATGAGAATGGAAGAGCAAGCACAAAGGGAAGCGAATATCAGAGCATTCGAGATGGATAATTTACTAAAAGCAAAAGAAGTAACTGACGAAGATTTAAGACAAAGAGTCCTAGGTCATTGCTCTTTCGCTCTTGCCGATGTCCAAGAGCTGATCGCTAGAGGGTATGAGGTGTCAGCGTTTTTGATTAACGCCGATCCTAAGTTTCCGCAAAGCAAGCCGGAGTTTAGGGTAACTTGCAAGAAGGAGTTGAAGTGATGACCGCTGAAACAAAATTCAAAGAGCGATTCCCGTACAGGCCAACGCTTTATTTTGTCGAAACAAGACGGCCACCTCAGCGCTTTCATTTCGGGGAGATCGACACCCTGCCAGCTAGCCCACTGTTCGATAAGGTCGAAGTTCCTTTTTGTGTAGCCCAAGAAATTTATCGATTAGGCTACGAAGATTGTAAGGCTGAGATACTGGAGAAATTAAAATGACACGCAGAAAACCAAGAAAGCCGAGGGAGATTTGGGTAATAGAGAGATTCGGTTCCTTTATCAATCTAATCTTCCTCACGGAAGAGTCGGTACTCACCTTCCCGCATACACGGGGTTCCAGAATCACCCACTTCCGCGAAGTTTTGAAGAGGAGGAAACGGAGATGATACTAACAGTTGAAAAACTACGAGAGCTAGGCGCTTGTGATGATGGAATCGATTGGTTTGACTCGCAATCGAATCGCGAATTAAAGCAAGTTGTAGAAGCATTGATGACTCAAGGTAGATCTAGCTGGGCGAATTGGCTAATCGTTAGACTTTTGAGTCAAAAACAAAAAAGCCAATACGCAATTTTTGCTGCGGAATCCGTACTGCATATTTTTGAGAAAAAATATCCAACCGATATGCGTCCGCGAGAGGCAATAAAAGCTGCAAGAGAATACTTAGAAGATCCCTCCGAAGCGAAGCTTGAGGCGTTGAGAGGTAAGAAGGATGCTGCTTATGCTGCTAATGCTTATGCTAATGCTGCTGCTGCTGATGCTGCTGCTGCTGCTGCTGCTGCTGCTGCTGCTTATGCTGCTGATGCTTATGCTGCTGCTGCTTATGCTGCTTATGCTTATGCTAATGCTGCTTATGCTGCTGATGCTGTTGATGATGATGTAAAGCGTAAAATTATCGATTTTGGGTTGGAGCTATTAGAGGAATCGAAATGAACGAAAAACACAAACAAGCACTAAGAGAGTTGGCGCAATGGTGCAAGAAGCATGATGCGTACATTTATTACTCGGAGGATGAGAGGACTATGTGCGTAGGATTCCAAGAACTAAAGGACGAACCAGGGTGGAGGCGAAAGGAGACGGAAAGGATTCGACTTTTGAGCATCGAATACGTAATTCGCGTTCAACCAACTATCGCAATCACAGCGGAGGACGAATGAACGATATTATTTTAGGGGTGGCGCTACTTTTAGGACTAATGGCGATAGGGCAAGGGATTAAGGATGGTCTATTTAGACTCGCGGAAGTGCTTAATTTGTGGAGCAAGATGAGATGAGCGACGACAAACAAAAGGCGGATGGTTGGCACATCCGGCCCGTGAAGATAACTTTTTTGGATGAGGGGGAGTGATGCTGTATGGCTTGGATTTATTTAGTGGAATCGGTGGAATTTCGGAGGCTTTAAAAGATTATGTCAGACCAGTTTGTTATTGCGAAAACGACCCCTATGCTGCCGGAGTGTTGTTTAGTCGAATGCTGGATGGCTCTATATCGAGAGCTCCTATTTTCCCCGACGTGCGACGACTCAATAAAAAAATTCTCGGAAGATGTGCGGATGAGTGGGCGAATAATCTAGTTGAGACGGTATCCGATGACGAGTGGTTTGCGATTTATGAAGGCCAGGTTCCGGCGGATGTTCTTGCGTACGGCTTTCTCGCGGGCTACAAAGCTGCGATGGAGGAGATAGAAAAGCGAGAGCGGAAATGAAATTAAAATTTGAGACGACTTTATTGCCGGATGATTATGTCCGAGAAGTTTGGAAGAAATACCCTAAAGGCACCAAGCTGCGAGAGTTCGCCGAGGCTATAGATAAAATGAAGATAGGAGAATCGTTTGAGGTAGAAGGAGTTTACAATACTGCGGAGATAATCAGACAAGCCTTTAAGTCTCGCGGATGGACTTGCACTTGCAGAGCAACGAGAAGATATCCGGAAAAAATAGAAAAGGGACTACGAGTTTTTAAGATTAGAGCATGGAGGTTATCGTGATTAAGTTATTTTATTGGCAGTATTCACTCTTGAAAATGCTAGGGAGTCAACCGTGTGAAGAGTATCATTCTGGATTTACTAAAGCACTCTCGGAGCTAGATGTCCCCGATGGGGCAGAGATACAAGAGGGGTATTTTCTCACCAAAGCCGAACTAGAGGAGCGAGAACGCGAGGCGTTCGAGGCGGCAGAAGAAGGAAAATGGGATTGTTCTGAGTTTTACCCGACGTTCGACACATTCGAGGACTACAAGAAATCGAGGGGGGAAGGATGAGTAACGAAACAATTCAACGGGGATTAATCATATTGCTTTTTGCGATTATAATAATCGCCATCTATTCTCTCTGGATTCCCAACCCGATCTCTCATCAAGAGATCAAAGATAAGCCTCTCTGCTTATGTCCTAACGGGACTTCCCTTGGTCCCGATTGCGGATGTTCGAGCCCGTATGACGATATAGGCTCTTGCGGCGAGGCTGATGATAGTAGTTGTTCTTGGGAGGCGAAGAAATGAGCGAGTCAGTAACCCAACTAATGTTCGAGGAGATGCGAGAAAAATATCCAGACATAGATCCTGCTATCTTATCTGAGATCTATAGCATGGGAGCTGATGCGAGATTTATTGATATGTATACCGGAGGACTTCAGGATCTATTCGAGTGGAGAAGATTTAAAAAATGGCAGGAGGAGAATAGAAATGAACGCGAGTAATATTGGCATACTGTTCCTACTCTTACTTTACATAGCGGTCCATGTCGCAGCCCTTAAAGCATCTCGCCAAGCGAGTCTCACAAGAGCGCATCTTTTTGATGAGCTAGATCGACAGATAGAAAAACTACAAGCTGAACTAGATAAAACTTTAGAAAGGTTAAACAAAAATGATAAGAAACTTAATTGAAAAAAATTGGACTCCAACACTTTCTGTTGGGGGAGGAATGACAATAGCTAATCAAACTATCGTTGATGCTTGGGCCGGTTCTGAAGAAGGAAGCCCATTCATAGATTTTAGTGCTGTTTTTAGTTGTTTGTTTGGAGGGGTTCTTAATCCAGTTTTGTATATCACAATCCCTTATGGGCCAAGAATCCAGAGAGTAGCCAACTTGTATTGTGCTGTTGGTCATGGATTTTTAAATGATACGGTTGCCGATAGAATTGTTACAGTCTTCTATGATGAATCTAATACTGGAAGATTCAGAATACAGAAAAATGATTCTGCCAACTATACTGCTGCAACTACTACTTTCAGAATCACCGGAAGGTATATAGCCTTAGAGGGACAATGAGGATAAGGACAAGGAAAAGCCGACATACTCCTTTCTCTTTTTTGCTTAGAAGCTTAATGCGGAAAAGGCAATTATCGGTAACTGAAATTTGCAAGCGTTCTAACGGGGCTATCTCTCCTCACAGGATGCATTACTGGTTGCATGAGGCGTTCCATCCAAGAGGTGATGTTATTAACATCTTAGCTAAGATCTTAGATGTAACTCCTGCTGTAATCTTAGCATCTTTATCAATGAAGAAAGATAAGAATCAGCTAGAGATGGACAATTCTGCTAGTAAAGAGGTTGATGAATTTTTAATAAAACCAATGATGGATGTAATCAATGGATCAAAAATCGATTCCGAACAATGAGACATCTCACCAGATAGCTTTCTTTACTTGGGTTAGGAAGCAATCTGTTAAAGATGCTAGGTATAACTGGATTTTCCATTGCCCTAACGGGGAGAAAAGGGATTGGAGAACGGCCACTAAGTTGAAAGTTATGGGAGTTAAGAAAGGGGTCTTGGATATTTGGGTTATGATCCCTAGTGGGGGGAAGTCTTTTCTCGCCATTGAATTGAAGATCGAAGGAGGAAGACTTCAAAAGGAACAGGAAGATTGGGTAAGCCATTTAAACAAAATAAATGCTAAGGGGGTAGTAGCTTATGGGTTTGAAGATGCAAGAAAAATTACAGAAGAATGGATTAGCAGATCTGAGTTTTCATTATGATGAAAGCCAAGATAAGAATCATATAGCCTTAGTTTTTGCTGTATTGGAACGGGCTTTGTATGATTACATTGGGCATGGGTCTTTAACTGGCAGTTTCATTACTGATAAGAGAGAAAAAATCCAAATTAAGAATGATGCAAAAAATTGGTTTTTATCTGACAAAGAAACCCCTTTTTCTTTTCTCTGGGTATGTGACTTTTTAGAGCTTTGCCCGAATACTATTAGGCAAGTAGCTTCGGAGGGGAACGCTGAAGCTTGGAGAAAGATTAAGACAAGATGCACTCTGAGAAGTACAGAAAGGTTTTTCTCTCATCTTTTTAATGAGGATACAGAGGAACATTCTTTGCTCCTCCCTGGGAAAGGGAAGGAGCCAAAGTAAGAGAAGTTAATGGGGCCTATTTCTTCTTAGCTATAGAAGCATGGGCTACTCCAGAGACTCCGAAAACTACTCCAAGAGTATCTAGTATCCACCTGTAAGGCTGTAAGTTTGGGACATTTTCGAAAGCTGCCCCAAGCACAAAAAACAAGATTCCTGCTGCTCTCTTAGTTCCATTGGACTCAAACATATTTATCTCCTTTTCATCTTCTATCATTATTCTTTATTCCTATATTCTCTATCTCTAAACGCTGGGTTTATAAGCCCTATTCTTTTCCCGTTAGCAAAGACTCTTACAAATGGAGAGCCTCCAAGCTTTTGGGCTTTCTCTGCTATTTGATAACCGAATGAATTAGCATAATATCGATAGCCTCCTCCCTCAAAATTACCATAGAATGGTAAGGTTGCTACTGGCTTTCCCCCTGGAGTTACTAATTCAATCTTATCTGCTTTGACATTTAAGATAAGAAGTAGCTTATCTCCTTTCTGGTCTGTTGGACCATGCTTTTCTGCATGACTCTTTACCATCTTAGGAGGGGGGTTAGTCCTTCCTTTTGAGTTGCTAAGATAAATAATTGACTTAACAAACTCTTTGCTTGGCTTTGCTCTTCTTTTGGGCCTGGGGGTTGCATCCTTCATCGACCATTTAAGATTGAATCTCGGATGCCAGAAGAAAAAAACGTCTGACCTCGAATGTTTGAGCTTAAACATTTCGATATCCGTATCCACACAATTTAAGCCATCGAAAGAAAAGTTGTATGGCCCTGTTGGAGGTGGATCGTCATTGTGGATCTCATTCTTATACTTTTTGCTCTTGGCCCCAAAAAGCGGAGTGTTAATAATCCGACAATTAGGAGCAATCATCTGCAACCTATCCAAAAAGACATCTGGGTCTTTTAAGTTATGCTCACAAAAAAGAGAGAGCTCTATAGCGATAGGAACTCTAGTAGCAAGTTCTTGGTATCTTCTAGCACTTTTAAAAGCTGCTTCTATCTGCTTCTCTCCGAAGGTATGATTATCATCCCAAAGAAGATGGATGCGAATTAAGGGGCATCTTTTGGATTGAGCAAGCTTAGAAACTACTGGGTAAGCATCCCCAAAAGTTGTATCAAAGAACCCAGCAGCCCAACCTTTTGGATGCTCTTTTAATATTATATCTCCGTACTTTGCCCCTGCTAGGTAATCTAATCCAAACATAGAATCTAACCATGAAGTTTTATATATAAGTTACTTGTAAGTCACTTGTAAGTCACTTGTAAGGAAATATATCAAGCCTTAGCATTCTACTTATTCGCAAAGCTCTTGCTGGAACCTGTTTAGCATAAGCAGAATCTAAAACTTCTTCGCTTGCTATATCCCAAGCTTCATCTTCTACCGCTTCTATCAGTTTGACAAATTTTTTAAGCCTTGGGCCTCCTATGTTAAAACATAAGTTGATTAGGGCAAGTAGCCTATTATCTGGGTAACTAAACAACCCTGGGAAAATTCTTACAAGGGATTCAACCGTAATATCTAGGGAATGACGAAAGAGATCATCTATGATCCTGCTTGGAATCCCAAGCTCTTGAATGTTGTAACCAATCCCAATAGTAAGAGCTCCATCTGGCAAACTAAACTTAGCCCCCGTCTTATCATTGTACAAGTAAGGGACTCGTCCCTCTTCAGTTTCTAGCATGATCTGGGCTTTTGTGATTAGCTCCAAATCCATAGCTTACCCCTGCAAAGCACTTATGACTTTAGGCAAGTAAGCCTTACTTAATGGCCCAAGATTACCCTTCTTCACGTTTCCTGGCCCAGCGTGATAAGCCATAATTGCTTTTTCTAAGTCGCCATCAAACATAGATAGGTACTCTTTCAAAACTGCTGAAGCTATCTGTCTTGATTGAGATTCATTAAATGGATCATACGGTTCAGGGATTCCTAACTTTTTATGAAACTCTTTGCCGGTTGAATCTAATAACTGGTAAGCTCCCTTGGCCGTCCCAAACTTAGTCATAGGGCCTATAGCTTTATTGTTTCCAGAGGATTCAACCGATTTGATTGCATCCAAAAGCTCAGAAGGGATATCCTCCACTTCTGCTGCTGGCTCTTCAATCAACGGATCTTTCCCTTCATTGTACTTTTCATAGTGCTTTTCTAGCTCTCTCTCAGATAGCTTCTTGTTAGAATCTAAGACATTAAAACCGCCAGCTTTTAAGCTGCTGATAAGTTGAGCTGTGAAGTCTGCTGCTAACTTACTTTTCCTTGCTGGGGTCTTTAGAATCTGAATTGCATTCTCAGGATTCATTACAAACTTAGCAATTTCTCTATTCATTAAAATTTTTCTTTGTTCTGGATCTTTAACAACAGAAGCTAAGGCGTTAGCTGCCCTTCCTACGATTGAAAAAGTATTTCCAAACGGGAGAATCTGTGCTGCTGATTGAAAAGCTTTTAAGTAAGAGGAAGCTTGAGAGGTGACAGACTGCCCC